TCGAGGTAAAGATCTCGCAGTTGGTACAGTTCTTTTGACAGGAGCTACAGCTTCAGCAGCGAATGATGCCGTCTTTATATTAGATGGATCAGGTGGTGGTGCTGGATCGAATATGTTTAATGGTATTCGAGAAGCTCTTTCCTCGACAACAGGTACAAACCTATACGCTGGACTTGCAAGATCAAGGGATGGATGGACACCACAATTTGGTTCCGTCTCAGAAGCCTTGTCACTTAGCAGAATGGAAAATGGATATCTTTCAGCTAAAGAATACGCAAGAACAGGAGACCAATACGCAATATTTGTTAACAAGACACTATACAAAAAGTATGGCGATCTCTTAACATCTATGAGAAGGACGGTAGATACTGCCGATCTTCTTGGTGGTTGGACAGGACTTGAATTCGCAGCAGGAGCTGGAAAAGTTGGAGTATTTCTTGACTATCAGGTACCAGATGGAGAAGTCGTGATCCTAAACATGGATTCATGGACCCTCTGTCAGGTTGAAGACATGAATTGGCTCGAACAAGGTGCAGATAATCTTTTGAGATTATCCAACACGATTACATATCAGGCCGTTATGGTTTGGTTTGCTAATGTTATGTGTTTAGCACCCGCAGCTAATGCTAGGGAAACACAGAAAACTGATTAATAAAGTGCTTTGGTTAGTTGGGCACTATGGTAGGAAATGCGAAACGAATTCATAAGTTAGCAAATACCTAACCAACTAACATTGGGCTAACGGTTATAAGGGAAGTTCGATTCTTCCCAAGCCCGCAATGAAGGCGTACGGGCCTAAATTATTTAAAGATTTAAAAACCAGTGGTGAGATATCCAAGGCTGATTTTAAATTTGTGCCTAAAGATCCATCACCAGGGTTTTCGGTTGAACACAATCGCAGGGTAATTGAGCAATCAATTAAGAAAAACGAGGCTTTAATGCGTGCTAAGAGGAAAATCTTTGAAGAAGGTCTTGAAGAAAGAACCGATGCAGGAACGCATTTTCTCATGGCTCTTGCTAGAGGTAAATTCAATAGTTCTGACCCTAAAACTGCTGCTATGAAATATTTTGGTAGAAGAGAACTAGCAAGACTTAGAGGAGAAGAGATTAAAGAAGAAATGATGAGAAAAATGCGACAAACAGCAAAAGATATCGGACTAGCTTAAAAAGAATTAGAATGGATATGTGCCAAGAAAAAATAGAAAACATTATGTTAAAAGACTTAGTTTTACAGAACTATGCAAACGGGCAGGAATTACACCCTTTGAAAGGGTGGTACTTATCCGTTTTAGAAAACAACGCCTCAAAGAGGCTAAAGGAGGTGAAATTATAAAAAATGGGATTACGTCAAAATGATCCTTATTTAGCATTTGGTGGGAAAATTGATCCACTTTCTGAGATCAGAAATGCTGGAATCGTAACTACAGGTAATGTTGTATGGGTAAAAGACCCAACAGATGCTGATTACACAACTGTTAAAGAAGCAGTCGGTAATGAGTTTTTCTTTGATGACATTCAGTCAGCTATTGATTCAAGCAAAGTACGTGCCGGTTTAAACGATTACATCATTGTTTGTCCAAAAGATGACAATACTGCATATGTTCCAACAGGAACACCAGCAGGAATTACTCTCGATAAAGATAGCGTTCATTTGATAGGACTTGGTGCAGGTAAATCGCTTGGCAATGCTTCAGTTGTTTTGGAAGCACCAGGAACCGCAGGTACAATAGGTACTTTAGGTGTTTTAAGAATTACGGGTGATAACTGTGAAGTTGCAGGCATTTATGTGCGTGGAACAGCAGGAACATCAACAGGAGGAACATTAGGTGATGGTGGTGATGGTGGTCTGATTACAATTGGTGCAGGTGTTTCAGGTCTTGATCTTCACGACTTTAGGGTTGAGAAGACAGGTATCCAATGGGATGCAGGTACTACAGGTATAACAGGTACACCAGCAGGCGACATTGTTGTTGGTTCAGCAGCCACAGATATTACCATCAGAGATGGTTTTATCAATTCTGGTACAGGACTACTAGCTTCCGCTTCACATGGAATTAAACTTATGTTCAACAATACGAATATTCGTGTTCAAAATGTTGAATTTATGGCAAACCATGATGCAGCAGCAAGTACGTTCATACTACAGTCACCTGGCACAGCTAACAATGCACTATCGTTGATCGTTGATCGTTGTAAGTTTTACAACACTGGTGGTACGGCTACCGCTTCGGCAGTAGGTGGAACAATGGGTGTTGGTATGCGAGCAATAATAAACGAATCACCAACTGTTGGTTGTACGCAAGTTGGAACCGCAGGTTCTACTTTCGTGACACCAGTATATGGAACTGCTACAGTAGTGAAGAATCCATACCTTGGAATCGGAACTGCAGCGATTGTTTCAGCTTAGTCTTGACATTAGTTAAGATTAGTTGGTACATTGGATATATCCGAGAATATCCACAATAAGTTTAGTGGCTTTTTATTCTCGGATAGGAAGCCACTATTTTTATGACTGAACTTCAAAAAGCTAAAGTCCGTTCATACAATAAATATCGGTGGTTGTTTGATAAAGAATTTCGCAGAAAGCATCAGGAATCATGCCGTCAGTGGGAAAAAAGCGAAAACGGGCAAGCATATAGGCATGGAGAACGCTATAAATCCCTTATGCGTAAATATAAGGTTGAGTATAACAAATTAGCTAAAATGAAAGCCTGGCGAAGAGAGTACATGAAAACGTGGCGACAAACACCACAAGGCAAAGCAGCGACTAAACGAGCAAATGATTCTAAAAGACAAAAAGAATGGTATAAACTATATGTTAAGGATTATTGGAAAGAATATGGTAAATTAGATAAATATAAAGAATTGGCAAGACATGGTTACCACAAAAGAGAAGGTAAAAAGAAATTCTATGAAAATTGTTCCAGATGCCAAAGAGAAACTAAAATTAACTTCAGACCAGAAAGAATTAGTCATACTTTTGGATAAAGCAGTTAAAAAGTATCTTAAACAAAATAGACAGGCAGATTTATTTATACCAGGTCGCCTAACACAAATATTTGCTGATGTTTTAAGAATTGCTTTTAAGATGCAAAACAGAATTAGGACATGAGGACTAGGAAGGAAATAATTGAAGGTTTTATAGATCAGATAAAGTCTAATCTAGTCTGGTATGAAGCGTGCCTGGCCTCACTTGAGATACAAAAAGAGGAAAAAAATCATCAGGAGAATGATATTCATTATCAGCAAAGTAAGAATGAATTTTTAGTAAAAATAGAGACTGACACACGAATGTTAGAAATTTTTGAGGCTATGAAAAAAGCCTTAGAAAAGAAAGAACCGAAACAAAAGAAAGAATTGGAATCATGATTAAAAAACCCCTTTGTATATTCACCACAGGCTTAGATGCTCAAAACGAGCAATATGCCAAAAAGATGCTTAATTCTCTTTATAAAACTAATCCTGATATCAAAAAGAAAGCTGATGTTAAATTCTTTAAACAACAAGATGCAATTCAGAGAGGGTTTACCTTCATAAATGACCTCAAAATGGCTTATATGACACCTATTTTTATGAAAGACTTGCTTCAAGAATATGAATGTGTAGTCAGACTTGATGCGGATATGATCATCACAGGTGATATATCAAGTTGTTGGGAGGGGGATTTTGATGTTGCTGTGGTTCAAAACGCTAATCCCCGTGAAATTCAAACTCAACAGGCCATGATGGGGAAAGTTGTCCAAGTTTGGGACATTAATGCTATGGATTATGTAAATTGTGGTTTTGTGGTTGCCAAAAGTGAGGAATTTGTAGACCATTGGTTAAAACTTTGTACGCCTGAAAGACGGAATGTTTATCAATTCTATGAGCAGGATTTTTTGAATATTCTAGTTTATTATGGAAATTACAAAGTTAAGTTTTTAGATAGACAACCTAACAATAAATGGTGGAATTTAATTTCAAAACAATACGGTTCTCAGTTTGAGCTTAGAGATGGAAAATTAATTCTACCTGATAAATCCGGTGATGATCGAGAGCCTTGGCCCATTGATGGGGATAAAGAGATTGTTTGTTACCACTATGCAGGAGGTAATCAATCTCCCAAATTTCATGATATTGACATACGGTTTCAGGCAGACGTAGCTTCTTATCTAAAAGGTTTAATTTCTGATGAAACCCCCAAATAAACGCCGAGATTTACGCATAATTTTTGGTGGTGATGCAGAATTTAGCGCTTCGGGATATGCCGTAGAGCTTTCATGGTTGATGCGTCGACTTTTAAAAGAAGGCTTCCCAACTGCTCAGGCTGCCAAGGCTGGCCTCATTGGGCATTGGATCGATTACAACGGACTACGGATGTATCCATCTATTAACGACCCTCACGGTTCAGATTCATACTTTTATGGGGCACAACATTTTAATGCTCATGTTGTAATTACAATGATTGACGTATGGGTGCTTGATCCTAATTTTCTTCAACAGATTAAGAATGCGGGCAGAAAATTATGGTTTTATATGCCTATTGATGCTTCACCTGTTCCACCTGGAGTTCTTCAAAAGTTACCCTATGCTGACAAAATAATTACATTTAGTAAGTTTGGGCAAAAAGAGTTAGCAAGGCATGGTTTTGCTTCAGAGATGATTTATGAGGGTGTGGATATGAATGAGTTAAATATTCGAAGCAAGGAAGAAGCCAGAAAGAAATATGGGCTGCCTCAAGATGCTTTTATATGGGGGATGATAGCAGCTAATAAAGAGAACCCGCCTCGTAAGGGCTTTGAGGAGGCCCTAGATGCGTTTAAAATGTTTTACGATAAACATCCTGAGGCAGCACTTATGGTACATACCCAACAAATCGCACCAGGGAACTTCCCAATTATGGAATATGCTACTTATTTAAAAATTAATCACCGTGTATATATGTCAGATCAGTTATTCGCCTCAATATTTTGCACACGTGACGATATGGTGTGGTTGTTTAATGCTTTTGATGGCCTTTTACACCCTTCACAAACGGAAGGGTTTGGTTTAACGGTTGTGGAGGCAGAATCGTGTGGAGTTCCTGTGGTTGTAAATGGAACACATAGCATGCCGGAACTTGTGGTAGATGGGAAAACAGGCTCAATTGCTCCTACACAGAAAAAAAGATGGACCAGCGGGCTTACATTCTGGCATCCTGCAGATGTTGATAAAGTTTACAATTCAATGGAAGATGTCTATCAAATGGTTAAAGAAAACCCAGACCAGGTTAAAAAAGACTGTCGGGATAATGTAGATAAAAACTTTAATATAGATACAATCTTTGAAGAAAGATGGCTCCCATTGTTTCTTGATCTACAAGAGAAATTATTACCAAAGTTGACGACACCAATACAAACTTCTAAAATATAAGTTAAGTCAAACGATTAAAGAAGGCGTTTTTTGCCTTCTTTTTTTGTGATGAGAAAGGAGAATATTATGGAATTCAGAAATTCTAAAGGGCAATTCGTGAAGGGGAAAAAACCTGAATGGTTTGAAGAGAAGAAACGGTTATCTTTGATTGGTTTTAATCGTAGGCATTCTGAGGAAACTAAAAGAAAAATCAGTTTGAAACATAAAGGACAACTGGTTTCGGAAGAATGGCGTAAAAATCTTAGTCTTGCGCATAAAGGGCTAGTTTCAGTTAAAGAATTAAGCAGAAGAGGTAAATTGGGCGCACTAAAGAGATGGGCTAATCATGTAAAAGTTGATAGAACTTATCACAGTTTGAATAATCTAAAAACGGTTAACTTAGAACTAAAGAGATTTCACAACCAGAGGTATAAAGCTAGAAAACGTAATGCTATTGGCAAGCACACTTTTAATCAATGGGTACAATTAAAAGTAAAGTACAACTTTATGTGTCTTTGTTGCAAAAAATTTGAACCAGAGATTAAACTATCTGAAGATCATATTATCCCACTTTCTATGGGGGGATCAGATCAAATATCCAATATTCAACCGTTATGTATATCTTGCAATACAAAAAAGCATACCAAAACTACCTCGTATTTACCTCTAAGCCCTAATGACTTAATACACGAGGGGAAAGGACTAATTTTTAATGGCGGACAATATTCAGGGTGATAGTTTTACATCGATTGGTGCTGCAGCAACTACTTTAGTTACTGGTCAACAGTCTAGTCTCAGGAATCTGGTTGTAAGAGGCACAGGCAATGGAACACTTGAGGTCTATAATTCTGCAACGGCAGCAGGAACAGCAGCGGGAAATTTATTATTGACGATCCCTTTCCTTTCAGTCACCGCACCAGCAGTATATCCATTGAATGTAAATTTTAATAATGGGATTGTCACTACAGTTACAGGAACTATTCAGGCTGGAGTAACTTGGTCTTAAAAGACGCTTTAAAATGCCAAAAATCTTTGATGTTTTTGACTCTAAGCCTAAAGGACAGGTTAGAAATGAATTACCTACGAATTCAAATACCTTTGATGCAAAACCAAAAGGATCTATTAATGACGATGATTTTAATGAGGAAGAAACAGTGAATAGTGTTTTTTTAGTAGGACATTATATGGGTATACCAGTTTTGACTTATACTGTGGCAGGGACAGTAACCTTCACCCAGCCCCGTGGAGGACGGGCAGGATAGTGAATACACAATTTCAAAAAGGCCAAACACCTTGGAATAAAGGGATAAAGATGCCTGCTTCGTTTGGGAAAAAAATAAGTTTAATCATGAAAGGAAAACATAATTCCCCAAAAACACAATTTAAGAAAGGACAAGTGCCTTTGAACAAAGGTGAGCGATTACTGCATACTTGTCTTATATGTAAAAAAGAATTTCGTACTTTTTTATCACAAATTAAAAAGTATGAAAGGGGAGGGAGCTATTGTTCTAAACAATGTTCTAATAAAAGTCGTATTGGTAAACCATCTTGGTTCAGTGGGTTAAAAGGAAAAGATACTCCGAATTGGAGAGGGGGAGTTACACCAATCACTCATTTAATAAGAAATTCCCTTGAATATGATGAATGGAGAACTAAAGTTTTTGAACGAGATAATTATACATGTCAGATTTGTGATCAGGTTGGTGGCTATCTACACGCAGATCATATTAAGTCATTCGCAAAACATCCCGAGTTAAGATTAGATGTAAACAATGGACGAACTTTATGTATTGAATGTCATTATGAAATTACTTTTAAAAGAAAAATGGCTGAGAGAAACAACTGGAGTAATTTCAAAACTAGGGAGGTAAAACACGGCCGATAATTTCAACGTTAGTCAGGGAACGGGGATAACAGTAGCAGCTGATGATATTTCATCAGTTTATTACCCTAGAGTAAAAATTGATAAGGGGGCGGATGGATTATCTTCGCCTTTTACAGGCACAATTGATGCAGTTACTAATCTCGCTGCGGGAACAGTAACCTCAGTTGCTAATGTCGCAGCTGGTACTATAACTAGGGTTAATGGTGGGACTATCACAGCACTTGGTATTGGAACAATATCAGTTGGTACAGTTTTAGATATTGGCCTTAGGCATGGCGATGAATGGGTAGGGTCAGCTACTTTGACAGGTACAGCTACAGGAACATTAAGAGCCGCTGTTGCAGGATCACAGATATTTCTTACATCTTTAATAGTTTCTGTTGAATCAGCAGGACGGGTTTCAGTCGCTTCAGGAACACCAACTATTCCTTTAGGTGGAACGTGGACTTTTGCTGCAAATGGTGGAATTGCTGCTATGCCTCTTAATCCTCCTATGAGAACAGTTAGTGGATCTGCCTTAGTATTTAATCAATCTGGCACGGGAGTAATTGGAATTTGGGGAGCGGGCTACATCGACTGAGTCTATTACAATAACCTAAATGGCAAATACCAACAGTTTAGATTTTGAATTATCATCATCACAATACGCTACAGCAGCAGATAGTGCAAGTACGTCAATTACGGGAGACTTAACACTTGAAGCATGGGTAAAACTTGAACAATTACCCTCAGTTGCAGGAACTACATTTACAATAGTTGCTAAATGGCATGCTGGCGGAGGAGCAAGAAGTTATCAGTGGGTTATTTCAGACTCAGGAGATGTAATGTATTTCACACCTTCAGATGATGGAGCTGGTGCCCCTGCAGGAAATTCAAATACACCCTTAACAGTAGGTGTATGGACTCATGTTGCAGTTTCCTATGATGCTTCAGAAGGTAGTTGTACCTTCTTTATAAATGGTGTTGCTGATGGTGCTCCGACAGGTCTTGATACATCAATTCAGAACAATGCTAGTGAGTTAGCAATTGGGGCTACTAATCATCAAACAGCAGCGTCAGGATTTTTTGATGGTATTATCGATGAAGTAAGATTATGGTCAATAACTAAAACAGCAGCTAATATTTTAGCTGCCTATAAACAAGAGCTTGTAGGAAGCGAAACTAGCTTAAATGCTTATTGGAAATTAAATAATACAGCAGTTGATTCTACTGTCAATGGGAACACTTTAACCTTGGTCAATACGCCAACTTATAGCACCGACGTGCCTTTTATAGGGCAAAATATGACAGGTTTATCTAGTAAAATTTGGTAGGAGGAACAAATGATTGTAAGAGCAGAAAATAATTTAACTCAAATAGCACCAAAGACTTATTTATCTAATATCGAGGCTGCTGGTACTACAGTTTTAAGACTTAGAAATAGTGCAGGTTTTGGTAGTGCATGGGCTATCCAAATAGGTGAAACTGGTGATGAAACTGCAGAGGTTAGATTATTATCAGGAACTCCAAGTGGAACTGTTGGCACTGTAACAGCTGTCACTTTATTTGAACATCCTGCAGATACTCCAGTTTATGGAGTTAAGTGGAATCAAGTAGTTTTTGAACGTTCAACTACAGGGACATCAGGTGTTGCTACTGTTATGACCGATGGGACAGTCACTATTACTCCTGATAGTTGGGATCCTACTACTCAGAAATCTTACACTATTTTTGATGATGCTACAGGTTCTGTTTCTTATGCTTATAAGACTTATTTAAGAAATTCATCAATTCCTCTTACTTCAACCGAAAGTGATTGGATCACAATTACACCATCTTTCTATTCACTTTCATATCTTAGAAATCGTGTTAAAGCTAAACTTTGGAATAGTGAATTCGTTACCGATAACACTGTCGATAACTGGATAAATGAATGGAAAGACGAGATGACCAATGCTCTAGTTTCTGTCAATGAAGATTATGCTATGGGGACTGTATCTGTAGCTTTTGGAACAGCAGGGCTTGGAACAGTAACAACAGGCGATTTCAAACAACCAAGACGTGTCGAGGTTACTTACGATGGATCAACTTATATGCTATCTACAAAACAAACAGTTGCTTCATACGCACCTAATCAAGTATTTCTTTCTTCGCATCCATATCATAATTGGGAAAGTGATACAGTTTTTAGAATTAAACCTGCAAGTAGTGGAGGGACAGCCGTTATTTGGTTCTATCGTCTAGGAACACCAATGATCAATGATACCGATGAGTTACCTCTTCCTATGAGGGGATACACCAAGTCATTCGTAGATTACGGACTTTCACAAGCTCTTCAAAAAGATGGTAAGGCTCAGGAAGCTAATTTATATATGGCAAATGCCAATTCTCAAAAGAATCAATTTGTTGATCAGGTTTCCCCACGAGACAAGACAAGTATTGATATGATTGATTTGGTAGAAAGCACATCGGGGGAAGAAGATCTTATTTATTAATGAATGATTACTCGTGTTTTTTCGCTTCAGGGACTTAATTTAAAATTATCTCCTTTTCTTCAAAGAGAAGGAGAAATGATCCGTTCTGTTAACGTTGAGACAGATATGATTGGGGCACGTAAAAAACGCCCTGGATATAATACTTATTTATCTTCTTTAGGCACAGAAGTTAAAAATATTTTCAATTGGACTCGTGATAATGGCACTCAGTTTTGGAATTATGCTTTTGCTGGAGGAACGCTTTTCTATTCCCAACAAGGCACAGGGGCGTGGACAGTGTGTGGAAACGGTACATTAACCGCAAACGAGGCCAATATTGGCAATGTTAGTGTACATGGCACACTTTTAATGGTAGGTGATGGCACGGCTGTTACACGCCATTCAACAGACGGAACATCGTTTACCAATACCACATCAGCTCCTTTGGCAGCATCTTTCGTTCACTACCAAGACCGTGTTCATGCTCTAGGGTCTGTTGCGCTCCATTGGGCTACTACGGGTACGCCTACTGATTGGACAACAGATTCATCGTCTATTGATATTCCAGGGGGAGGAGCGCCTTTTGTTGCTTTTAAAGCAGCAGACAGAATCATGATTGGAAAAACGTCAGGAGATATGTATCGTTATGATGGTTATTCAGTATTTGATTTATCAACAGATCTTGGCCCTACGACTAAATCAATTCCAGAGGTAGAAGATTTTAAATTTCTTTTGAATAGACAAGGTGTGTTTGCTACAAGTAGTGGTGTGCCGGAGATTGTCTCAAACCCCATTGAGAGACAAATATACAACGATGCAGGTAGTGGTGTGGTTGGGACCGTGTTTAACAATGCACCAGGGATTGTACATAGATATGACGTTTTATATTCCGTTGGAACGGTTACTGATAATTTAACCGACGAAACTATTGACAGGTGTATTTTGAAATATGATTATCAACTTGATGAGTGGAGTAATTGGCAATTTAACAATAGACCAACTGCTTTTGGTACTTACGTAGATACTGCAGGAGATAGACAATTAATTTTTTCGGATTCAACTGGTCAGTGTTATACATTTGGAGGCACAAACACCACAGATAATGGTGTAGCAATTGAGAGTGTTATGGAAGGGGTTTTGAGTCTAGGAGCACCAGAAACAGATAAGAAATTCAATTATGTTTGGGCATTTGGTAACCCTGGCTGCGAAGCTCATGTCCAAGTTGCTATTGGGTCTAGTTTTACCAAAGCCAAAAAGAGATGGATGTCATTGGGGGAATTTAACGATGGTGTTTCTGAAATGCGATTTGGTGAAGGGTCGGAAGGAAAATTACTTTTTTGGAAAGTAACAGAGGCTTCTTTAAATACTAGATTCCAATTCTACGGGTTTGCGGTTGATTGGGACGAAATACAAGGTAGGCACTAATGCAAGCTTATGACGAATTGGGCCTTGATAATAAACTTCGTAAAACTAAATTAAAATCCGAGTACATATCTGCTTTAACAGAAGACACAAGAGTGGAGAAAAGCCGTCTTGTTAATAATATCGTTACCAAGGGGACAATGCAGACTACAGATGGAGGATTGGCCCAGCTAGATTCTGTAACAGGTGGGACTATTCTTTTTACAGTTGATCCTTTGACGGGCGAGGTTACAATCGCAGGACCTGTTATTGCTAATGTTACTTTAAATCTAGGTACTGCCAATAATACAGCAATTACAGGTAGTTCAACTTTAATGGGGACATTAGTGTCTACAGGAATAGTCTCAGGTGGAACTTTTAACAATATCACGATTGGTACATCACGCTCAGTTGGTGGAACATTCAACGCAGCGTTGTTTGAAACTCCTTCATTGACCCCAAGTGCCGGATCAACAGCTCTAAACGCTGATGGACAGTTCGGCATTAAGACTCATATCGGCACGGGCATTTTTGTTTACAGAACAGGTGGCACGACTTATTTTATTACGCCAAGTGGAACGTTATTGCCTGCGTAAATTGACTACTATGATAAAAATATCTACAATATTATTAAGTAAAATGCATTTAAAGAGGGCATCTTTTAGTTGTCCTCTTTTTTAAGATTATGGCTAGTGTTGGACAAGGACTATACGAAGTACCACAAGAATTAGTAGGGAAAACAGGCGCACAGCTTGATACCTATGGCTTGGATTTAAATGATTTACTTGGTCAAATAGGTCAAGATAAACCATTAGTTGCAGGCCAGACTGTTACTGCCTTTGGTGAGGGACAAACCCAGAATTATTTGAATAGATTTTGGAAACCCACAACAGCCACAGCGGGGGCTGAATCGGCTCTTGCAGCCTCAAAACCTATTACAGAACAGGCTTATGCCCAGCGCCAGACACAACTTGAAGGCGAAAAAGACCCCCTAAAAGCTAGATATAGTGAGCTTTTAAATCAGATTACAGGGGCACAGAATAAGGATATAGGTGCAACATCACTTGCACTTTCAAGGGAATACGGGAAAAGAGGAATTCCTTTGTCTTCTGGAGCTTATGAGCAAGACTTAACAGGTAAACTTTCAGGTATAAATCAGTTTTATACAGGCCAAAAAACACAAGTAGGTTTTGAACAGGAAGACAAATTAAGAGAAATTGGTAATATGCTTGCAATGTTACCTATCGAAAAAGCCAAGGAATTAAATGCAATCGACCAACAGATTGCTCAAATGAAAGCACAAGGGGCAAGTCAACAGCTTCAAATGGCAGCACAAATGTATCGTGATCAAAAAGAAAATGAATGGAGACAGAAAGATTTTGATCTAAGACAACAAGAAATTAAATTTAATCAACAATTACAATCAGCCCAATCAAGTTATGAGCAACAAAGACAGCCTTTAGAATTAGGTTTATTACAAGAACAACTTAAAGCTGCTCAGATATCTAATCAACCAAAACCAGTTTCAACAGTATCATCGGGAATACCTACTACAACAGGGCAATTACAAACACAATTTGGTGTTAAACCAACAATGACATGGCAACAATTAGAACAACAAAAAAGAGCTGGTCAATTACTTGGTGTTCCAGGTTATTAAAATGGCTAAAACTATTACTCAAAAAGCATCTAGTTTATTAAGAACTTTAGGATTGGGATTTGCTCCAGATATTGCTGCTAAAAGTTTTGAAAATCCTGTATTTGGCAGTAAAGAAAAAAAAGCTAAAATTAAAGCCTTAGTGGATTTAGGTGTTATTAAAAATCCTTTTATCTCCCCAGAAGAAAAAGCAGTACAAACCAAACAGGGGCCAGTTCAAACTATAGCTAGAGATGTAGCAGGAGTAGGATCATGGGCTGTACCTTTTGGAAAAGGATTAAGTCTTGCCAAATTACTACCAAGAGCAGCAACAAGTGGGGGACTTGCAGCACTTTCACAACCAAATACGGGAGTTGGTAGCACCGCAACAGGAGGAATAACATCGATGCTTTTAGCAGGAACTTTACGAGGAGGGTCGAATTTAGTCGGTAAAGCAATAGGCAAACCTGAAAGATATGTTAAACAACTTTTTAATGCAGCTGAACCTATTAGAAAATTTGAGGGGAAAACAGGTAAAAAGTTTACAGAGGAGTTTACTAAACGTGACTTACCGAATATTGCAGGTAAAGGTATAGATGAAATAAATGATTATTTCCAACAAGCATATGCAAAAACAGAGGGATCGGCAGATGACTTTTTAAGACAATCAGGTAAAATCGCTAAACAAAAAGAAATTTTGGATATTATTGACGATGAAATAGCTAAATTATCACCAGTTAAGGGTCGGGTTTTACAATCAGGAGGAGTGGCTAAATTACAAGAATTAAGAAATGAGGTCTTAACAGGTGGTAAAGAATTTACTCTTGATATTGTTAATCAATTTAAACGTGATGCTCAAAGTGAAGGACGAGCTGCATTTGGACCGAGTGGCTCATCATCTGCTGCCTCAAATGCGTTAGGCAATGTTCAAAAAAGGTTAAATGATTTTCTTGAAAAACGAGCGCCTGGTATTAAAGATATTAATAAAACAATTCAATATTATAATGTTGCCAAAGAAGCTATTAGTAAAAGAGCAAGTAAACCTTCTAGACTAGGATTAGCAGATATTCTTGGTGGTGGTGGGGCATTGACTGCTGGTGTATTTGGTGGTCCTGTTACGGCAGGAGTAGTTGCAGCACCATTTGTAGGTCGTCATTTAACTCAAATGTCACAATTTCAAACGAAGGCAGCACAACTTGCACCACAGATTACAGGTGGTAGCATTCCTGATGCCTTAAAAAGAACTCTTTTTAGAGGAGCAGGACAAGTTGCAGGGGGATTATTGTCTGGAGAAAGGCAAACAGATCAAGTCCCTACTAATTTACCATTTCTAAAAAGTACACAAAGCACACAAGAACCAGCTCAACCACAATCAATACAAGCTCAACAACCACAATCTCAGGTTACTAGTCAACAAGATTATGATCCCCAAACTGGTGAAGGCTACAAATCTCCTGATGGCCAATGGGTATGGTCTGCTAAAGCGAATGATTGGGTTCCTAATCCTGAAGCTCAACAAGCTCAAACTGAACAATATACACCTGAAAGTCTTACACAAATGGCCCTGGAATTATCTTTCCAAGGTAGGACTAAAGAAGCAGATCAATTATTACAAGTAGCTTCATCAATGAGACAAAATGCACCTACAAAAAACAAGCCTCTTTCTGGCCCTAATGCAGTTCTTTTTAATAAGGCCGAAACAGGTGTAAAGGCAATTGATCGAATTGATACTGCACTTAAAAATAATCCCAATGTTTTAATTAGTAAAAAAATAAATCCTCTTGATCAAGGAGGACGTGGTATTGGTAAAGATATTGCTTCAGCAATAGATATATTAGGATATTTCCGAACAGGTGCTGCAATTACCAGAGAACAAAGGGCAGATTACATATATATGTTTCCTAATGTTTTAGATAGTAAAACAGTCAGAGACGAAAAAATTAGAGTTTTAAGAGAAGAATTACAAGGATATAAAGATCTTATAGATAAATCACGAGGAGCAAATGATATTATACCTACTACTAATGTAACAGGATATTAGTCTTCTCGTGGCAGTGTCCAAACAAATATTGTCCAGATAACTAAAAATACAATCCATCCTAACATTTGCCCATAGTATATCACCACGTGTCAATAGAATTTGCTATTTTCATAATTTATTTTTAAAATTGAATCAAGAAAAACGTTTTGGAGAGGCCGTTTAAAAACGGTCTTTTTTTTGTATATGCAAATTACCATTAATCCATCAAATATATTAGGTTGGGGAGGAGTAATTGGACTTGTGGCATCGGCGATTATTTTTTTTATTTATCAGGTTAGACGCAATGATTTACATCTTTTGCGTGAATCTATTGCCGATTTAACGGCTAGAGTTGAATTTCTTGAAAAGGAAAAAAACCGCCTAGAAGAAGATTTGGCTAAAAAAACTATGGACTATGACAATATTAAGTTTAAGAAAAATTACTTAAAACAATTAATCATGGAATCTCTTGCCAAGCGTAAAGATTTAAGTGAAACATTAATAACCGAAATGATAGATGGAAGAATAACAAAAAAAGAAGATGAGCGAACGTGAGATACCCGATAAAGTACAGTTGGACGATGGCAAAGTATGGGGAGTATTACCAGAACCTATATATTACCCTCTTTCAAACGGTAGACAAATGATAGTTAGGCGAATTTATGACCCAGAAACTAATCTAGTCACGTTTGAGATGCCCGAAAAAGTACTTTTAGACATCATGCAAAAACATGGCAGAACGGGCGGTTCATCCAGTATTTAGGCAATATACTTTGGAGCAGGCCGACATTTTACAGAGATTTATAAATGTTCTTGGTTGGGTATACCGAGATGATTTAGATATATTACAACAAGTAATTATTCAGGACGAACATATAACGGTATTTCATGAAGCATATAGATTAGGACTTATACAAGAATTGACAGAAATTTCAACGGATTTCAAATTAGCGATGGAGGAAGAAAATGGAACGTGACACGCAATTAATTGAAGTAAGTTTTACAAAAAGAGAATATACGATGAGTGAAGTTGAACTTTTAAATCAATATGCCCAGATATTGCCTAATTTACTTATTACTATGAATTACCCTCTTGAACTCCCTTATGCTCAAGATGAACACATACGTATAGTTAGCGAATGTATGAAGGCGGGGCTATTGGATGAGATATGTCAAATTAGAGATCAGTTTAGACAGGTTTTGGGAGATGACCAATTAGCATGAGTAAGGGTGGTAAAAGAGCTAAGGTGCTAGGTGGGATGATTAGGCAGTTCCAGAATAACATGGATAGCATACGTGATAAAGAAAAAAACGAGCGTGAAAAGAAGAAAAAAAAGAATTGACATTATGAAAAAAAAGGAAGAAGATTAATAAAATGGCTAACACAAAGTTAGTTATTCCGCAACTTGGTAATCGTTTTGTAGACGATAGGGACAGAGTATGGGGAGATTCATATAATTGGTCGTTTAACCGTACTTTAAATCAAGTTAAATATTTAGTTATTCATCATTCCGTTACTAGCCCATATATTAAAAATCCTGACGGTACTATTAAGCGTGAGAAAACATGGCAGGAACAGGTAGATGAGCTTGCATCTTTACATAAAGCACGTGGCTGGGCGGGGATCGGATATCACCTTGTTATCACGACTCAGGGGATTGTGGCTTATGTAGGGGATATCGGGACGGGTAGGGCAAATGTCTTGAATCACAATGAAGCAGTTATTGGAATTAACTTAGTTGGAGATTTTACAAAACACCTACCTACGGATGCACAAATTAACGCTGCCCATGATTTGTGTGATTTCTTTCTTTTTCACTATCCAGCTTTAGTAAACACTGATGGATGGGAAGATGTAATTGGGCATAAAGATTGTGCTTCTATATGGAATAACACTACTGTAACAGCCTGTCCTGGCACGTCTTGGCCGTTTGACATGAAATCAAGAATTAAGGATAATGTAATTTATAGCCCAGCCCCCGCTGCGTCCCCACAGCCAGTCCTTGCGGAAAGTCCGGACCCAACACTATCGGAAAGTGTCCTTGAGCCTACGACAGGCCCTACAAGTGGAGAATCGGTTGAGAATGGTACTTCGGGGACTAATAGCAATACTGTACTTCTTAACGATCCTCAAGGCCCAACAAACGTATCAGTTGGGGATGCTAGTGTTCCTTCACCTGATAGCCCTCTTCGCCCTGTACCTCCACAAGAAAAAAATGATCTCAGCAATTTTTTAGTTATTCTTTGGAAGAAAATCTTATATTGGTTTAGATGAATTTATTAACAATTATCATAATAATCATTGTGATTCTATTAATATCAGGAAGGTTATAAAGGAGGTGGTTTAAAAATGGATGGACAAGAATTTTTAATTAGATTAGTTATTGCAGTATTGGTCTTTATTATTGGTGAGAAAGTAATCGCACTTGTAAAAGATGACGGGACTAAAAGTATTTTAAATATCATCTTATTGTTAGGGGTGGTTCTTTTTGTTATTTTTGGTAACTTTTTACCAATAGGATAAGGGGGTGAATTAAATGGCAGATACAACAATAGCAAAGCCGATCTGGCAAAGTAAAACATTCTGGTTAAATGTGATCGGAGTGGTTGTTATTATTTTACAAACAGTATTAGGAGCTGATTTACCAATTAGCCCTGAAATACAGGCAACTATACTTGGAATTTTGAATATCTTGAATCGGTTCCAGACTCAAGATAGAGTTACTTTAACTTAATTTAACTTAAAAGGATAAGGTTTTGTTGCAGGCTTAACCTTTTCCCAAACAATCGTCGGTGAGAAACATTAAGGGAGAAACTTGTTTTAGTCTATTCCTTAATATATTACACGACGATTGTGTTTTTAGACAACTAATATAGTAAACTATACATACTTTTAAATGAAATTTAAATGGAAGGAGGCGATTAAATAAAATGTTTGATGACGAAGTTACGGAAGAAGCTGCTGAAGAAACTCCAGCAGAAACTGAAGAAGCTACTGAAAACGAGTAGCTCTCTCAGGTGAAGAGGTGGTTTAGGTGGGAGCCAAAGACTACCTCTTTTTTATGTTTTATGGTAGAATTAGAATCTATCCCCGTCACGGTGATAGAATAAACTAAGACTGTAACTAGCATCGTTGGTGGACAGGCAGCTCCCAGCATATAGTTACAGTCTTTTTTGTGGACTTGACAATACTTTTAAAAAGTGCGAATAATAGATTACGTCCCTTGGAATAAGGGTTCAAACTACGATAAGTAGCCGAGTTTACGGCTACCCCACACGGCAAGCGGGGGTTTGATATAATAACAGCGATAAACCTATTTTGGGTTCCGGCAAGTAAACGCTTGCCAAAAGCTGTTATTAGCTTGTCGGAATCGAAGATAGGTTTTTTAATGTTCTACTCACAAAAACAGAAAGAATTTTTAGAGAGTTTTGGTATTAATCCACAACAACTGACCACGTATCAAATTTTTGTTACGATTGATTGGATAAAAAAAACAAACCCCAACAAAGAAAAAATTGAGAAACTAAAAGCTAAGTTGGAAGGCAGACTTTCAATGAAACACCCGACCAAACCGGCAGGGCCTAGCGGGAGTGGAGACGAACCACTTAAATTAATGTACTAGGTAGCAAAGAGGCGAAGTAGCTCATCCGAGACTGAACCTTTTAAAAATGTGGAAGGATAACCTTATAGCACTTTGAGGCCTTCCCTTCAAACTCATTGCAGTTTGTTTGGAATAGGAAGTAAGCTTAAAGAACCTTTGTATGAAAAAGATAATTCTTGAATACCCAAATAAAGAGACTCGTAGTCTATCCTCGACTGAAACATGACTAAGAAAGAATTTAAACAAATGTTTGGTGAAGATCCGGAAGACATACTAGGTGGGGATTGGAAAAACTTAGTAGACGACTATGCACAAAAGTTAGAAAAGGAATATTTAGACGAATACAAAGAACTGAAAGAATTATATGAATGAATTAATTGTTATAGAAAAAAAACCCTTAATTCCTGAACAATGGAATTACAAGGAATCTGTTGAAAAGGTTAAACTAGCACTTTTTAAATGGAAAAATCTGACTTTAGAAATGGCAAACGAATTGTGGATTGCTAAAGAAAAACTAAATTCACAAGGCGCAAGAACAGACTTAACCTCGGAACTAAAGTTCCGAAGTTGGTCTACATATTGCAACGATATTGGTAGCCAAAGACAAATAGTGAATAGGTGGCTAAATCGTTGGTTTACCCCTGAAATATCTGCTAGCGCTACACCCGAACTACCCACAACTATTGATGGAAAATACAATATTATCTATGCTGATCCTCCTTGGAGATATTTCGAGGATGGGCTTAAAAACCAATCACAACACTACAATACCATGTCTTTGGAGGATATTTGCCACTTGCCGGTAGGTGAATTGGCGGCTGATGATTGTATTTTGTTTATGTGGGTTACTTTCCCGATGTTGGATAGTTTTATGGACGTTTTAAGGTGTTGGGGGTTTGAGTATTCAACTGTGGGATTCACGTGGGTTAAATCTACCAAGGACAAAAAGGGTTTCGCTTTTGGGTTGGGGGCTTGGACACGATCTAATGCTGAAATATGTGTAATTGCTAAAAGGGGAACGATACCGAGACAAGATGCTAGTATTTCACAAATTATTTATGAACCCGTAGGTGAACATAGCCAAAAACCCGCTGTCGTGCGTGATAAGATCGTGCAACTGGTGGGGGATCTTCCGAGGATTGAGTTATTTGCAAGACAAAAAGTAGAAGGGTGGAATAACTGGGGCAATGAACTTTCCTGAAGAAAAAGCCGATCTAGGTAAACAAGCCGAACAACACGCACGAATAAAATTACAAAGGGATGGGTGGTGGATTACACAGATTGATTGGATGGGCAAAAAGGATGGTATTTGGGTTTGGTATGAGATTAAAGGAAAAGAAGAGCCATTTTCACCCCCTCCTTTTGAAGGGCATGGGCTGGAGCTATACAAAGTAAAAATGCGTGCGGAATTTTTAGAAGATACTGGGATTAGGTCAATTTTAATGGTTCAGGATTTAAAAAATATGTGTTGGTTCATCCAATGGCTTGATTTATTAGAAAAAGGGGAACGATTTGTAACTAGAAATAATTTAGTTATTTATCCTCTAGAAGCGTTTAACAAGGAATGAAAAAACTAACTGGCTCCAAACTAAGAAAGAAACTCATAAAGGAATGTGGCGCTCTTGTAGCTCAAATAGTTAAAGCTCGCCATCCGTATTGTGTTATATGCAAGTTTAACGGAGAAATGCTTGACCCTAGAATGACGGCCGGACACTTTATCCCTCAAAAGATGAGCGGTGCTATGCGTTTTGATTGGGAATGGAATGTCTTTACTCAATGCGCCTACCACAACTCCCTGCATAGATTTGATCGCCACCCTTACGATAAATGGTTCATTGCCACCTTCGGGCAAGAAAAATGGGAATATATGTATTTTCGCCAACATAATGAAAAAAAGTCATGGAAAGTATGGGAGCTTGAGGAACTACGGGATGAACTTAAATTAATGTTGTAATATTGGGGTATTGACAGGGGGATATTAGGGTGCTATACTATTCTCATATGGCAAATGATTGGGTTACACAAAAACTAGACGAAGAACAAGCCGAAGTCGGCATGATATCTGCCATCAAGAACTGGCGTAGGGCCGGACTTGGTGACGAACACCTCTTAAATGTCATCATAGCCGCCCACCCGTCTTTAATTTTAAACATGATGGATAGGGTAAATTCGGGGGTCAAACGTACAATGGATGCTCTGGCCGATGATACTTTCAAAGTAGAAACAAAAGTCACAAAGTTTAAATGATGCTACAAGATTTAAAAAACTGGATACAAATATCCGAATCTCCTTTAACCTTTGATGGAAGAAATGAAGGCAAGACAAAAACATACCTTGGTATCTGCCCGTTCTGCCTTAATCAATTGTCTGCTGCCAACACAGACACCAGCGGCTACATTAAGGCAGAATGCGGCGAACACGGAGAGATACGTGAATCTATGATTCTTATAAGGAATAAAAAATGAAAAATGGATTAAAGTTTAGTGATTTAGGGATTCGTGATAAAAAACTGGAAAAGCAAATGCAAAAAGAGATAAAGAGAATTATTGATAAACCTGAATATAAGAATTTACCAATGTTAATTATGAATAGTTTAAAAATAGAACATGGACAAGAAAATGTGCTGATAGATTTATCCGTAGGAGAGTACAATTTTATTATTGCAAGGTGTTTGTTGAAAGGTGATAAAGCATGAATCAATGCCCCGTACATGGTATAGACTGGAAAGAAATCCCCGCTGGCATATCTAAGCGCACGGGACAAGCCTATCCTGCCTTTAAAGCGTGTCCTGTTAAGGATTGCAAGGAAAAGCCCCCACAAGTCCCCTTAACCCCCGACGATGCCATAGATCAATCAATCATCGAAACAAATAGAAACGAAGTCTACTCAAGGGAAGACAATAGGTCTTATCGAATAGAACGAATGCATGGGCAAGAAATGGCTATAAGATTCATGGAATTAAAATACAAATATGATCCTCCGGCCACCGATTCAAAACTAGACCTGGCCGAAAAAGTAAGATTTATGACTAACTGGTTCCAAAAAGACCTTGATAAATAACATGGAAGCCATCACACCAAAACAAAAGGAAACCTATGACTTCATCAAAGCTCATATCAAAAATCATGGCTTTGCACCGTCCTTAGTGGAAATTGCCGAAAGTTTCCACATCAACCAAGCGTCAGCATGGGAACGTGTTATGCACTTAATAGAAGCCGGATATATAGAAAAACGATCTAACCATCCAAGGGCGTATAAATGTCTGGTATGAAAGAACTAATTGAAGATTTAATAATATTTGTTATAGGCATTGTCATCATGCTAGGGATTATGAATTTATTTTTTAGATTAATGGATTATCTAATATGAAAGAACTACCAAAAGAACAAGCAAGACAAATAATCAAGCGTCACCAAGAAAAAACCCACTACGCCACGTGGAACTGGATTCTACTTACCATCGTCTTAATAGTCTTAGGCTGGTTCGGGTTTATGAAGTCAATCAACTGGATAAACACCCACACCATAGAAAAGCAACGCATCTTCTCATGGGACTGGAACTGGCCTTTGGAGATTAAGGAGAAGGAAGAACCGAAAGTAATTGAGAAGGTGATTGAACCTGCTACACCTGATCAAGTAGATACTGATGTTAAAAAGTATGCCTGTAAGGTATGGGGGGAATTCCACTGTCTTACAATGATTGCGGTATTCCAAGCGGAATCAGGGTGGGATAATACTAAATGGCACTATAACGATAACGCAACGCTTGATTATGGCCTAGCTCAAATAAATTCTGTCAATTGGAAACTAGAAGGGTGTTCCTTAAAAGAAATAGTAGACGAACTTAAAAACATCATGTGTGCCTACAAAATATGGGACAGAGCAGATGGTACAGAAGGCAATCAACAAGGCTCATTTAGTCCTTGGGTAGTTTATCAAACAGACGCATATCTTAGCCATTTATAAATGTCACATAAAATATATCCAAAAGTTATAGGGACTTGCCAGCAATGTAAAGGAGATATTGTGGCGAATTATGGAGGAATGAATAAACCTACTCGTAAATATTGTTCTCACTCTTGTAGCACAAGATATAGGAACTTACATGATAATCCTGTTTGGAGATTAGAAGTTAGAGCTAAGATAGCGGGACCTCGTCCTTTTGGTAATTATAAATGGTCTGACGAAAGACGAATTAAATGGGCAGAATCTCTTAAAGGTTCTAATTCAAGATTTTGGCGAGGGGGGTTAACGGATGAAAATAGAGGACATAGAAATTCAGTCCAATATACAATTTGGCGTGAGCAAGTATTTAAACGTGATAATTGGACTTGCCAAGAATGTAACACTAGAAGTGGTAATGGTAAAAAAGTTATTCTAAATGCTGACCATATTAAAGCATGGTCTAAATTTCCTAAACTACGTTTTGAGTTAAATAATGGGCGTACACTTTGCTTAGATTGTCATAAACAAACTGATACATTTGGTTTCAAGGCCACATTTTCTAATGGTGCATATCTGGCAAAGCTAGATAACTAAGTAAACATGATTGAGCTGCCTGAAATGTTCTTACTAAGTGCTATTTTCTTTGGCACATTAATGGGATATTACTTAGGATTTATAGAAGGTAAACAAACAAAAGCATGGAACACTTGCAAAAAACACAATATCTTTCTCTACAAGGATGTCTACGGTGATTACTGTATTACCTGTAGGAAGGAGGAGCATGAAGCCAAACTTGAATTCCTTAGCCAAAGAAATAACCTTGCTAGAGGGCAAGAAGCTGAATCTATCAATAGCCCAAGTGAAGGAAGTTTTAAAGATTACATTAACAAAACTTTCCAAAATGTCTTTAGTGGAATTAGCACAAATATTGAAGAGGTATAAATGACAACTTTATATCTCTCTTTAGCAATAATGATTGTTCTGGTTATACTTGCAATCTGGATAGATAAATGAAAAGTAAAAAAGATAAACCACATAAATTTAGAAAAAGTAAAGCTTTTCCAAAAAGCTGTGATGTGTGTAACTACACAGAAGAAAGTGCTATCCATTGGTCTATAAAAATCCCAGAGCCTGAATTACCTGAGAAATTTAAGATCGATAGATATGTAAGTGGCACTGATTCTATATTAAAAGAGAAGTATAAGCATAAATACGCAACAATAATGGTTAAACCAAACACGCTCAAAAAACTCAAACAGTATGCCGATTATCGAAATATGACAATGATAAATATGTTAGAAGATTTTGCAAACGATATGGAAGAATTAATTAAGGATAAATTAACATGAAACCTACCCCACCACAGTCTTCCAGACTAAAGGAGAAGTGGGGAATTGAATTAGAAGAAAAGTTTGAGAAGTTTTGGCAAAAGGTGGGAAACTCAAGCTATAAATCGCCTATATGGTTAACTGATTTGGTTGTAATTTTTACCCAAACAGTGAGCCAGGAGAGTTACGAACGAGGGAGAAAAGAAGAGAAGAATAAATTTTCTAAAGGATTAGATAAAGTTAAAACATTTTGTTATAAAAATAAGTGGTATTACGATATGGGACAAGTTGAAAATTTAACAAGAGATACAAAATATAAGAAAAAGTATGTTATGGGGATAGACTTTGCATATCCGATCAAAAATAAAGCCAAAAAGCAAACCTCTGGGAGGAAGAAATGACAGCTCTTATAGATAAAACAGACTATGACATCATGTGGGGTGGTAAGAATAAATGTTATGTAAATTTAACCCACAAAGAAGTCGCATATTTAATAGAACGTACCGCCTCTTATTGGGGAGAGACAGTTTTTTATGAAAATAGATTACATAAGAAACTACAAAAAGCCCTAAAGCTTTTTAAGGATATGGAGAAACTTAAATGAAATTTCTCTCTAGTATATTATTTCTTTTTATAGTTTGGCCGATGATGTGTATATATCTTTGGATACATGAAAAGTAAAACTGCAGAAATACAATATCAAAAGGGTCTAAGTGCCTTTTTAGGACAAACTGGTTATAAGGTTTGTAAGCATAAATGGATGACCATAGAAAATAAAGAATGGTATGCGATCTTAGAATGTCGTAAATGTAAAGAAAATACAATAATTATAAGGAAAGGTGGTGATATAAATGACTAAATATTTAAGCGTAATCTTTGGACTTTTTATCTTAATAGGCGGATTCTTCATGGTAGGAAACGTACAAGCACATGGATTCCATGTAACTATATGTCACGTACCGAGTAATCCCGATCAAACACTATCAATAGATTTCTCGGCATTAGGAGGACATTTGGGGCATGGGGATAGTATTGGGCCGTGTGCAAGTCCATCGCCAAGTCCTAGTCCCTCACCTGAAGTGAGTCCTAGTCCTAGTGTTGAGCCAAGTCCGTCTCCTGAACCATCTCCTGTTCCATGTGAACAGACTGAAGAAGGATGTGAGCCAAGTCCGACGCCATCGCCTGAACCAACCGTACCAACGGTATACTCAACACCGTTCAGCGAGCCGTCAACAACGGAGAATACAAACTATGCTCCCAAACAATGTCCTAATGGAGATAGTTTCAAACCAGCAATAGCTCTAGGTGGTGAAAGAGTTGATAGTGATACTGTACTTTTACAATGGATTAGATCTACCGATAGTGTAGATAACTACAGTCTTATTTACGGATATAGTCCTGATTCATTAGTATATGGTATACCTAATTTGCCAAGTACTAGTAGTGAGGTAGAGGTTAATGGAGTAGATAGTAGACACGTGTGGTTTCAGATAATAGCGGAGAGAAATAACGGATGTAATGCCAGGTCTAATATAATAGACCCTTAATAGTGAGGTGTTAGATAGAGAGCGGTTTCTGGGCAGGAGTGACCGCTCTCTTGTTTTTCCCTTCTTCCAATTTTCCCCATAGTGTGCAAATAATATATTGTGTCACCGGCACAGGAAATATCCAAACAGATTATTAAGTGTTTTAAACGTGGCAATAAGCTAATGATATGTGGAAATGGCGGACATGCGGCCGAAAGCTCTCATTTTGCTGCGGAATTATCAGGTAAATATAAATTTTACCGTAAAGCTCTCCCCGCCATGAGCCTTACGACTGACGCTTCGGCCATGACAGGAATCGGAAATGATTGGTCTTTCGATTATGTATTCGCCAGACAGATAGAATCATTAGGCTTAAAAGGCGATTTGCTTATCACTCTTTCAACTTCCGGCAGATCACCAAACCTTATGCTCGCCTCTTATGTTGCTAAAGATTTGGGTATGGAAGTTATTGATATGCCACGTAAGGGGAAGGATACTCCACAGGTTCAAGAATACCAATTACATCTAATCCATTTAATTTGTGCAAAAGTAGAAAGGGCGTTTTTAGAGTGATTATTCAAGCTACAGCACCTTCACGTCTGTCACTTTTTGGATCTGCGACTGATATCCCTGAATTTTACAACGATCACGGAGGGCTTGTGATATCAATGGCTATTAATATCTACGCTACGTTTGAGATGTTTACAGATGATGACCTCTTCCAAATAATTGATAACACTGTCCCTATAGGTGGTAGTTTGGACTTTGTTTACAAATTCCTTGACGAATATGGTGTCAATTCCATGCATCATACAAAGTTTAAGGCTTCCTATGATGGTCTCATTGGTGGGGGAATTGGCGGATCGGGGGCTGCTGGGGTTGCAATAGTAGCAGCGATTGCTAAATGTTTAAATTTAACTTTTCCTCATCCGACTCAAAGCTGGATTGCAGAAAAAGCATGGGATGTGGAATGTAATAAACTAAAGAAATTCTGTGGCAAGCAGGATCAATATGCAGCAGCATATGGAGGGATTAACGTATTTGAATTCACCAAAGAGGCAATCAACATCCTTCCCCTTAAAGGGGATTATTTGGATAAACTTTTACCATCAATCGTTCTATTTTCAACAGGGATAGAACGTAAAACAAAAGTTCAAGATAACCTTAAAAAATTAACTAATGAGCAAATATATAATCTAATACAGATTAAACAACTAGCATTGGATGCTATTGACCCTATTGGCAAAGGGGATATTGAAAAAGTAGGCAATTTACTTGATAAATCATGGAGATACAAAAAATCTAGCAATAAAGATGCAACTACACCCGAGATTGATAGGATTTATGAGATTGCACAAAAAAATGGCGCTTATGGAGGAAAAATCTGTGGAGCAGGGCAAGGAGGGTACATGTTTTTTATAGTACATCCTACAAGGCGAGACAAGTTTATAGACATTATGTCAAAAGAGGGATTATATTGGTGGGATTTTCAGCTAAGTGCCGGAGGAGTTGAAACTCGTATTTTACCTAAATGAGAGATTCAAAAGGGCGTTTTATCAAAGGTGTACACTCTTCTCTTAATAGTGAGTTTAAAAAGGGCCATATTCCTTCAAACAAAAATAGATTAAATAAGGTTTGTTTGATTTGTAACATTGTTTTTACTGTTAATTTAGCTAGATTTGATAAAACTAAATTTTGTAGTAAAAAATGTGGGTATTTGGGTCGAAAAACATTGAGAGGAGAACAAAAATTATTATGGAAAGGAGATCTTGTTAGTTATAGAGGTTTACATTATTGGGTTGAAAGACATAAAGGAAAACCCATTAAATGTGAATTTTGTTGGAAAGAAAAAACAACTTCTAAAAGTATTCAATGGGCAAATATAAGCCATACTTATCAACGAGACTTAAATGATTGGATTAGTTTATGTGTAAGTTGTCATAGAATATTTGATAACGAGTGGAGGCGATCCCAATTAACGTAATATGCTTATGCGGAGGTAGGGGAAACCGACTTCGCCCATTAACAGATACTATCCCTAAGCCTGCAGTTATGGTAGGCACAAAACCTGTAATTCGTCACATTGTAGACCGATTACTTGAAGTGGGGTTTGATCATATTCTGGTAATCACATATTACAAGGCAGATCAGGTCAAAAAGGCAGCAGGTGACGATTCAAACATCAGATTCATAAACGCCCACAAGTATTTCAAGACTGCCTCGTATCTTAAACAGATATCAAATCTTTTAGAAGACCCGTTTATGGTTGTTAACGGTGATACTTTAACCGACTTAAATTATTCTGAGTTTATCGAATTCCATCTAATCAACAAAAACATCGCTACAGTATTTACAAAAAAAACCGCAATTCACTCGGGTGGGACATATATTTTTGATAAAGTAATATTCAATTATATAAAACAAGGAATGGATATACCTGATTTAATACAATCTTTAGTAGATCAAAATATCCCCATTAATCTTTATATGGGTGCAAGATATTGGGATGTAGGCACCCAAGAAAAATTGGAAAAGGCACGCAAACAATACATAAGAAATAAATGAAATACAAAATCAAAATAGACCCTAATATGTGCATTGGGAATGGGGCTTGCATGGCTCACGCCGAAAAGACGTTTAAATTAAACGACGAGGCCAAAGCTGAACTTACAGGTGAATATGACGAAGATGAGCTTATCTTACGAGCTGCTGAGAATTGCCCAACTAAGGCAATCATACTGACGGAAAAAGGTAAACAAGTGTATCCCTAAGGATAAGATGATAAAATTTGAACAACCAGACATACATAAACAATGCCAAGGATTGTATTATGTAACCCCCCTCAAGATACCTAAAAGTCTTGAAAAAACACTAATCTCAAACGATTGGGGCAAATACACTAACCATAAGTTCTACCTGAAAAAGGGAATCAATTTCCTCACACATCAAATTTGGTATTACACACAATATCGTGACGAACTAACTCCTAAAGAGGTTTATGATTTTTACATATCACTACCATTCATTAAATGAAGAAAATGAAGAAACCCAAAAAACACGTACACAAACCATATCTGGTACTAAATGTAGTAAAAGACGGCATAAAAATGGACTTGGGTGTAAAAGACTATGATAGTATAATATTCTGGTGTGGTGTGTGTTCAAAAGAATATGAGGCAAAGAAATGAAATCGATCCTTAAATGTCCATCGTGTGAATACCAAGACGGTGTACCTCAATCCTTAGCCGAACTTCTCCCTACAGGTGAGGTGATTATAAGACGCTCACGAAAGACATGGACTGGGGAACACGAAACTACAGTAGTATCAGGAGAGAATTTCACAATTAGATGCGGTAGATGCAATGAGGTAGTATTTAGAAAAGCCCAAGAGTTGGAAACTATGCAAATTGGCACTATTGGTACAATTACACAAATATATCAAACATTTAACGCAAGTATTGGGAGTATTGTATTTTGAAAGCAACAAAGAAAGATTGGTTATTTAATAAATTGTGGTGGTCATTTAAAGATGATATTGAACGTAAGTCTGCTTTTTATAACAAAGATGGGACTTTTAAAAAAGGTTTAATAAAGAAATGGTCAAAATTAAAAGATGATACGAATCTTAATTTAACCAAAGTACATAAATATTTAAAAATATGACACAAGCATTAGTTAAAAGACCAGAAGGTCGTCCAACAAAAACAGGTGACGAAATTAAAGAAGCATATGATCTTGCAACAACAGACAGAAAGGGGCCTGTTTGGGTTGAGTGCGCACTCGATACCCAATCGAAGAAAGTATGAGTTATTTAGAGTTGGCGAAAAAGAAAATTGATGAGATGGAGGAAGAAAAAAAGTGGACGAAATGTATAGTTTGTAATTCGAAGACCAAAAAATGGCCGACTTGTGGCAAGATGTCTTGTCCTGGGAAGCTGGCAGCATCTAAAAGATACCAAACATTACTAAGGCAACGATATCAAAGTTTTGAGAAATTGAATGATATGACGAATATTTTAGTTTGTACTGCGAAATATATTTCAAACAAAATAATTGGAGAGTCTTTTGAAAAATCCCCTCATATTTTGGAATTTTTTGGTAGTGGAACTTTTCGAGAAAAAGCGATTAAAACTTTAAATGCAAAAGTTACTTCTGTTGACGTTGACCCGAAATTAGAACCTATAATGAAAGAGCTAAATTTGAAATGGGGTTGGGGTAAATTATCAAATTTAATCGACACACATTTGGCTTCAGTATCTGTTGGTGAGGGTCAATTTGACCTAATTTATTTAGATTATTGTGGAAATTGGAATGAAGACAAAAATGATGAGGTAGAAAAACTATTTCAGAAATTGTATTTTCATCCAAATGAACCTAGTTTATTTTTTATTACTCTTAATCGGTCAAGAGAGTTTTTTAAGGGTGAGAGTAAAGTTTTTATTAAGGGCGACAAATTTGATGATACTTTTGTAAACCAGATTGAAAAAATTTTACCACATTGTAAACGAGACGAGTCATTAATTTACAAAAATGAATATTTACACGATAAAAACAGAATGGTGACTTTTGGATTTAAAAGAGGAGAACTACCATTACGCATTTATAAAATGGGTAATAAAATAATTGAACCTTCTGCTGATGAATATTTTAAAAAAGCGATTGAAATATTTATGGGCAAGTATCCTGGTAAAACGACTAGTGAGGTTGGGAAAGAATTAGCTAAAAGTAATCCACCTCTTAAAAAGTTTGATCCTACTAAAGAATTTGTAACAAATGGTGAATTTATTTATCAAAATGGTTATAGATTCCCCGCAGCACAGGTTGCGACAGAGGATCATTTACCTATAATATGACCTACTCTAAACCCTTACTTATAACCGGCAATGGTGCAAGAGGCTTAGAGTGGACTAAAACTTCTTGTTATAATATATTCTATGACACAAAAGCAAGCAGCTGTAATTAAAGACCTCTCGGAAAATCTCGGAAAACCACTAGGACAAGCAATGTTAGATGCTGGTTATTCAAAAGAGACTTCAGAAACACCAAAGAATTTAACAACCTCAAAAGCATGGAGAGAAGCAATGGAAGAATACTTACCAGATGATAAATTGTTTGAAAGACACAGAGAAGCACTAGATGCAACTAAGGTTATATCAGCACGAGTTACAAGTAAAGAAGCTGATGTTGATACTGATGATTTTATTGAAGTACCTGATCACCCTACAAGACTTAAGGCAGTTGAGTTGGGTTATAAAACAAAAGGATATGCAGTAGATCCAGCAACAAATTCGTTAACTATTAACGGGCCTGTACAAATTAGAATAGTAAGAGACGAAAAGGCGTATAGGGAATTAGAAGAAGATGAATGATAAATATAAATCTGGCAATAGAGAACTTTCCCAAACAACAAGCAATCTTCGACGACCCTCATAGATTTAAAATAGTAGCCAAAGGTAGACGATTTGGTTTAACCAAAGGTGCTGCAAATGATTTCATGGCCTGTGCTTTGGCGGGTAAATTTAAAAAAGGTTTATGGGTTGATGTAGTTAATGCAAATATAGAGAAGTATATAGAAAGATATTTTATTCCCGAACTCAAGAAACTTCCCCAGCATCTATGGCATTGGCGTAAACAACAAAAGATACTTGAAATTGCTGAAGCATACATCGATTTTAGAAGTGCAGAACATCCCGAGAACATGGAAGGTTTTGGTTATGACAAGGCGTTTCTGAATGAGGCAGGAATTATTTTAACAGATGATTATCTCTGGGACTATGCCATAAAACCTATGTTTTGGGACTATGATTGTCAGGTTGTGATCGGTGGCACGCCAAAAGGCCGAGGCGGGATATTTGAGAAATTATATCAATTAGGACTTGATGAGGATCAAAAGAAATATCAATCATTCCATTTTAGTAGTTTTGATAGTCCTTTCAAAAAAATACACAAACGAATCTTAGAAGACATTGAATCGGAATCAATGCCTGAAAAGGTAATTAAGCAAGAGGTATACGCTGAGTTTCTTGAAGATACTGGTGTGGTGTTTAGAGGATTTATGGACATAGCAACAGCTGAGCCTAAGGAACCGCATCCTGATCACACTTATGTTATTGGTTGTGATTTAGCTAAAGTTCAAGACTACACTGTATTGGCAGTTTATGATGCGGGGAATAATCATCAGGTCTATCAAGCTAGATGGAACAAATTAGACTGGGGTATGCAAAAAGCCAGGATTGCTGAGACATCTAGGCATTTCAATGGTGCCAGAATAATAATTGATGAGACAGGGCTTGGAGCACCAATTGTTGAAGAACTAGCAAGGATGGAAGTTCCTGTTGAGCCATTTCACTTTACTAACGACTCTAAACGACAGGTAATTGAAAAACTATCTGCATGGATTCAAACAAAGAAAATTAGAATATGGAAACCTGAGTATGCACCTGAAACCATTAAAGAATTAAGTCAGTTTACTTATGATATTTCTGAGAAGACAGCAAAGGTGACTTATTCTGCACCAATAGGGTTGCACGATGATTGTGTTATCGCCCATGCTCTTGCAGTATGGGGATTAAATCCACTATACTCTAGGGAGAGTGACCAAGAACCTTCAATCATCCAAGGTGAGTTCCAAAAACGACTCGCAAGATCAAGATACCAAGAAAGCGAAGACGCAGACGCAGACGAATGGGCAGCCATATGATGAGGCATTAGATCAAAACTATCGTATCAAGGCCAAGCAACTAGATGATGCCAACTTACATAAAGCCCTTCGTGATGTATTTGATTTATTTGAAGCACTAGCAGGACTTAGGTGTCTACTTCTAGGTGAGACTGCCAAAAGTGTTAAAGAAGGTCATTTAACAGGGGATAAGATCACCGTAGGTTTAAGAGAAAAAGAACTCACACCAGAACGTAGATCAACAATTGTTACTTATCTTCGTAAGTATCAAGATAGAGGTATTTCCAAAACAATGGTATTTGAGCCTGAAGAACATATAATCTCATATGATTTTGTCGGTGTGCCAATTGAGATCAAGATTATTACAAGAGATTACAATTTCTTTGAACACTTAGACCCTATTAGTTATCAGTTTGACGAATATGTGTTACCGAATCCGCTTCAGAAGTACCTAAAAGCCCAATACATCGTTCAATGATGGATGAGGAGACTAACGAAGAGACTAGAGAAAAGAATAGACAAAGGTTAGATCCTGTTAATAGAAAAAATAGACTCATTTCTAAACAGCATGGAATAGATTATGGATATTGGATAATAGACGAAATGATAGAAGAGGCAATTAAGAACTTAAAGGTAGATCATCCGTTAACCCATTCTGCATGTTCTGCCTGTGGAGGGGAAATGCGGGATCATCACAATGATTGTTTGGAATCTATGGTTATTAATATAGCTAAGGTATTAAAAGTTAAACTATGATTAAACTATGATTGCAGCACTTATCATTCTCGGTATAACTAACATCACAACCCTAGTAGTATTTGCTATCTATATCTATTTAGAGAACAAAGAAAAGGCCAAGACAATTAACGCACTAATCTCTAAATCTTCACAAGAATTTATCAACCAAGAATTGACCGATAAAATGACAAACGTCCCTGATGTCTCACCGATTGTGCCAGCTGATTTAGAAGAAATATCGGAGCTTGATGATGACGTATTTGACGAACACATCGTAAAAAACTAAAATTAGTATTACGTATACGGAGTAACAGAAGTCCGCTTTGGGCTTCTTTTTTTATGGTTGGTCCAATTATTAAAACAATATCATTAGCATCAAAGGCAGCAAAATCACCGACTGTTAAAACATATACACAACAATCGCTTGATATTGCAGAGAAATTAGCAAAAGAGCCACCTAGATTATATAAATTAGGTCAATACCAAATGTTTAAAGGTAATTTAAGAGCTATTAGAGAAGCAGGTAAAATTGTTAATTTAAGGCGTAAAAAATAAATGACAGCAATAGATAAATTTCAAACCGCTAAAACACCGACAGAGAATATCGGGCAAGTTGTAGATGAGTTGATTACATCATATAAATCTCAACGATATTCATTTGAGAGACGTTGGTATGACAATCAATTCTTCGACGATGGATATCACTTTAGGTTTCTTCAACGCACCACAAACAAAATAGTTGATTTATCTGACCGTGCTTCAATGTACAACCCCGTCAGGGCCATTCCTAAGGCTTCACGCCAAGTACGGGGTATTGCTAATCTTTTGATGAGTAACGACCCTACACCTACGGTTTACCCCGAAAAAGTTAACGCACACGCCTTCGATCAAGATCCTCAAGGGCTTGAGGAGGCTCGTAAACAATCTAAGTGGATAGCTAAACTTGTAGGCCATTGGATTGAGGAAGAGTTTAAAAACCAAGAGATTAACGAAAAACTGGCCCATATGTTGATTCTTTCTATGGTCAAGGGAGTGTCGTACATGCAAATCTGGCCTGATGCGGTAGATGAGGCCATCAGGACTCAAGTTTACGATGCTCATGATATTTATCTAGATGGATCTTTAACCGATATCCAAGATTGTCCTATTCTAATTAAAGGTATACCTAAATTAATAGTAGAGATTAAAGCTAATGAGTTATTTGATCCAACTCAACGAGAGAAGATTTCACCAGATAACAAACTAGCCTCGTCGGAGATTAAGGAGGCTTACCAAAGATCACGATATGGTTCTGCCACAACGACCGAGGCCACACAAACAGTTATCCTAAAAGAAGCATTTATCAAAGAATATCTAAATAAGAATAACAAGGAACGTATTAGATCCCAACAAAATGGTGGCGAGATTCTTAAGGAAAAAGACGAAGGCGATGTGGTTATCAGACATTCGTTTGTAGCAGGCAATATTTGGTTGTTTGATGAATACTTAGACATAGATAAATACCCTTTTGTTGATTTTAGAATGGAACCAGGGCCTATCTATCAGGTGCCTATGATCGAAAGGTTCATCCCAACTAATAAATCACTAGATACTCTTGTTTCACGAATCGAGAGATATGCACACACGATGGTTGTTGGATCATGGTCAATTAAAAATGGTGAGCCTGATAAACCAAGCAATCAAGCAGGAGGACAGATATTTAAATATAACACCACACCGCCACAACAAAACCCAATAGCATCCGTGCCTCCTTTTATGTTCAACTTTATCCAAGTACTAAATTCATTCATTGAAGAACAAGGTGTATCTACAACAACATTAGGTAAAATCCCCGCAGGTGTCAAGGCAGCACGGGCTATTGAATCCTTAAAAGAATCTGAATATGCCAATTTAGTTATTGCACAACGACGTTTTAAACAAACGGTAAGAAGAATCGCCATGAGTTTTATGAATATCGCCGATGATTATTTCGTCCAGCCTCAGTCTGTTATGTATCTAGAAAAGGGTGAACCGCAGTGGTTTGACATTATGGGTAAATCGGTGATGGAGAAAAGACAACAATTGGGTGTCCCGCCACCACCTGACACGATACCTATTTCAAAGGAATATCATGTAGATATAGAAGTTGAAGCTGGCATGGGTTACACAAAGCAAGGTAAACAACAAAATGCACTAGAGTTGGCAAACTTCATGGTCACTATGGCCCAACAAGGATTTGTCAACCAACAAGCGGTAGCGGTGTTCATGGAGAAACTACTAGAAACGTATCAATTTGGATCAACTAGCGAATTTATGGAAGCATTAGAGGAGAATAAAGGTGCAATGACAGATCAGGACATCGAAAAGATTAAAGTAGGTATGATGGAAGTTATGAAAGACTTGAAAGGATCAGAGATCCTACCTGATACCAAAATGAGGATAGAAGAGGGCAAAATAGCAACAGCCGAGGTTATCAAAGACACAGGCATGTTAAACAAGGAAGAACCACAAGAAGAAAAACCACCATCAAGATCTATTTCTTATAAGGATTTAAGCCCCGAGGGGAAATCACAATTAGCTGCTCAAGCAGGGATTCAAGAATCACCAGAAAATATTGCAAGACAAGAGCAGGAAGCACAGGAAATAGCCATGAAACAAGCACAGAATAGAGGGGATAATGCCTCTTAAAAGTGGTTCTGGCCCGGCAGTAATAAGTAGTAATATATCAGCTTTAATGCGTGAGGGTAAACCAAGAATGCAAAGTATTGCAATTGCTATGAGTAAAGCTAAAAAGAGAAAGCCATCTAAACGTAACTATTCACGAAATGCCGTAATGATGGCTAAAAAGGAGATGATGCATGGCTAAGAAAGCCGTAATGTGGTACCAATACATTGTTGATACGGATGCTTTTCAACATGTCTATCAGTTTGAAAATGCTTTTTCCAAGTTCTTATCAGAGCATAACATGGAAGGGGAGATATTAGACACAGTTAGTGGCTCAAGCCCTATTCGTGTAATTCTTATAAAGAAAAAGGCTATCTCAATTCCTGAAACTTCTCAAGGATCCAAAACCACTGTTGTTAAGAGCGTTAAAGAACAAATTAAAAATCTCATGCCTACAACAAATACTAAACAACAAAATAGAGCTGATAGATTTAAAAAAGGTAAATTCTTAAAAACCAAAAATTATCTTAAAAAACAATAATGGGTACAATTACGCCTCCAAATGCTTCACATTTTGATGCTAATCAAGTCCCCTCAATTATGGGGGTTATTGGTACTTTGGGAACAGCAGACACCAAAGGCACGGCTCTTCCTCTTCCAATAGCGGTCAATCCTGACACTGGCGCTATGTATGTGCAGGATCTTTCAGGTGCGTCTGGAACAACAAATATTACAGGTACTGTAGTTGTTTCAAATGTAGAAACAGGGACACTAGCCAGACTTGGTACTGTCCAGAATGTAAATCAGGGTACGATTACTCGTTTAGAAGGCGGGTCAGTAGTCGTGACTCAAGGGACAACCAATATTACAACAGGTTCAATAGTTGTCACTACAGGAACAATTGGTGATTTAGACACTGTTGGTACAGTTGGACGTGTTGAAGGTGGCTCAATTGTTGTAACACAGGGTACGACCAATATAACAACAGGATCTATTGTCCAAACCGCAGGTACTCTCACTACAGGGTCAATTGTAGTTACGCTAGGTACGGTTTTGGTGACAAACGGAACTATAGTTCAAGCCTCGGGTACATTAACTACAGGTTCTTTAACGAACGTAGCTACCGTTGGTACACTCCTAAACCAAGATAAGGGAACAATTACACGTCTTGAAGGAGGAAGTGTTGTTATAACATTAGGAACTGTTCTTGTAACTAATGGGTCAATCGTCCAAACAGCGGGCACGGTGACTACAGGTTCGCTCACTAATGTCGCTACAACAGGAACCCTTTTAAATTTAGACAAGGGAACAATAACTAGAGTTGAAGGGGGATCTGTAGTGGTAACAGTTGGAACGGTAAATGTCACTACGGGATCAATAATCCAAACTGCAGGTACGGTTACCACACAAATTGCAGGGACTTTAACTGCTCTTGCTAACGGAACAATCACCGCAGGTACTTTCAGGCAAATCATGGTTCCTGCTGGCTCACAAGTTCTTACATTCGGGACATTATTCGGTGCAGCAGGCTCGGCTTTTGGTACAATATCGGGAACATCAGGTGGTGGTACTTCTCATGTGGTATCGGGTCTTTCAATAGTAGTTCAAACAGGTACAACTGATGTTAGAGTAATGTTTGGATCAGCCATATCAGGTGGATCTATCCTAGCACAAGGGCTTTTCCCTCCTGGTGGCGGTATAGCAAGAGATTTTAATCCACCAATCAATTCTGGTACACAATCTGAGATTATTTTTCATACTGTAGGTGCGGGAACGGTTGCTATTACCTGCCAGTATTGGAAAACGACATTAACATAATGATAATAACAACAGATGATCTGTGTTTGTCATATTTAGATAATTTTAAGTATTTTGATAAGTTAAAAAAAAAATACCAAGTTTGGAAATTATTGCTTTTACGATAGGCAATTTTAACAATGAAGAATTATTGGTGGAGTCTGACATTTTTAAAACTTGGTTTGGTGAACATAAAGACTGGGTTGAGATTGCTGTTCACAGCTACGATCACAAATTTCCACCAGATGGTGACAGAGAAAATGAGGCTGAGTGGATTGAAAAAGCCTTGAATAGTCTGAGACCTTTTTTACCAGAGAAGTATGGTTACAGAAGTCCAGGCTGGCAGACAAGTAACAAGACAGTTATGATATTAAAAGATTTAGGATTTTCGTATATAGCCTACGAGACTAAGATTAAAGATTTAGATACGGACAGTATTAGGAGTGAGAGAGTTTTGAACAGTCATTTATATGATTTAGAGTCGATAAAAAATATACGAAAGGAGGTTGAGAATGAAATATTACATAATTAAACCACCATATATACAAGGGACGGGTTATCAGTATCCAGTAGGGTATAACAATAACATTGGTCAGTTTAATCAGGGTCATGTTTACTTTCATGATGAGGATGATGGCAAGTTTGCTCTTTTAATATCAATCCCTGATGTAAATGCTTTGGCTGTACTACCTGAAAATGTTGTTGAGGTGACTGAGACTGAGGCTTTTGTTCTTGCTAACCAATACGATCCTAAAGTTCCTGTAATTACTAATGAGGCTGTAGTTAGGATTATTGAG